AGGTTTTAAAGCATATGAACTACAAAGAAATAATGCCGAATGACAAGATAATTGTGATGATAAACGACATACACAATAATTGGTGGAAGTTGGCAAGGGAGTTTGACGAAAATTCAGATAAAGAAGAGGTTGCAAAGTCTATGCAGGTCTTAATGAAGTATGTTGAGACTAATTATTCAAAGTATCCCATAGCCTGCAAGATCATGGAGGCTTACATAGATGAGTTGGATGCAAGAGTAAAGGGTGGATACAGAAGTTTTGAAGGAGAGAAAGAAAAGAATGAGCGAGGATAAATACATTAAGTGCGTTGATAAAAATGACATGGAGGCAACGGCTTATCAGTTGTGGGAAGAACTAAGAGTTGATACGAAGTTTTGCTATGAGAAAGATGGAGTTGAAGGATTTTGGCTGGAGATAAAGGAGAAAGAGCAATGAAAGAATGTATAGTTTATCGCTGTGAAATATGCGGTAGCGACTTTAGCGACCGAAAGCAAGCGAAAAAGTGTGAAGAAGGTCATAAGACTGATCTTGTGGTTGAAAAAGCAGAGTACAACCCTTGCGGCTGGGTAAATCACGGCTTTCCTAGAATGGTTATTTTAAAGTCAAAAGATGGAAAAACAGCAATATACAGGACGGTGATTAACGAATGACAAGAAAAAGAATATATTTATCCGGACCAATCACGGGCATAAAAAATTACTTGTTAAATTTCCTGAGAGCTGAAAACACTATCAGGGCGAACAAGAAATTTAAGCGCTGTGATGTAATAAATCCTGCAAGACTTGGCAATATTCTGCCGTACGGCACTCACAAGGAATACATGGAATTATGCTATGCCCTTGTGGGCATGTCCGATAAGATGGTCATGCTCAAAGGCTGGCAGAAGTCGAAAGGCGCAAGGCTTGAGAAGAAAATGGCCGAGGAGATGGACATGGAGATTTATGAGTTGCAGGAAGATGGCGAATTGAAACCCTTGTTCAAAAATGAATACATATGCAAGGGAAGTGAAATAAAATACTATGCATGAGGTGAACATGGACGAAGGAAGAGAGAAGGTTAAAAAGATTAGTGAGTTACTCACTGAAATTACATATGGACTAAAGAAAAACGAAAGAACTCACTTAGATATAGAGGTGTTAGAAGCGTGGATACATGACGAGAATATTTATGTTACTTTTCATGCTGAAGGAAGGGAAGGGGGAGACTTGTGCCCTAGTTTGCCCACGACAGACTTCATAGACATAGCAAAAAAGTCTATAGAAGTGATCTGTAGGAGAGCAAAAGAAAGGAATACTGTAGCATTGGGATATGCAAGAGAAATACAGGCGATATTGATGGAGGCAGAAGAGGAGGAAAATGAGTAAGTGAAAGTATTAATAGCTTGTGAATGCAGTCAAACAGTCTGCAAAGAGTTCAGGGCATTGGGGCATAATGCATATAGCTGTGACATAGAAAAGCAGTACGGCGGACATCCGGAATGGCACATAAAAGGCGATTGCATGGAAATTTTGAGGGGGGGGCAGATGTTTAAGACAGAAGACGGAAGCGCTCACAATATAGACAAATGGGATTTGATTATTGCACACCCGCCTTGTACATATCTGAGCAATGCAGCGACAAGAAGCCACTCAATGAAAAGAAACACACTTGAGCAAATCAACGCAAGGACACAGAAGCGAATACAGGCACAAGATTTCTTTATGAAGTTTGCAAATGTGGATTGCGACAAGGTAGCGATAGAAAATCCGGTTGGGGTGATGAATACTGTATACAGAAAGCCAGACCAGATTATTGAACCGTACCAGTTTGCAGAGTCTAAAGAAGATAAAGAAAATTATGTGACAAAAAGGACTTGCCTATGGCTGAAAGGACTGAAACCCTTGAAGGGCAACGGCTTAGATAAGCCGAACAATGCTGAGCTTTTCGGTAGACATCCGAGCGGAAAGGCGAGATGCTGGGAAGAGACGGTAAAGGGTGACAGAGCAACAGTCAGAAGCAAGACGTTTACGGGCATCGCAAGAGCGATGGCGAAGCAGTGGGGTGAGTAGTTTGAGAGAATTTAAAAACGCAGACTGCATGGAAGAAATGATTAGATATTCAGATAATTATTTTGATGTGGCAATCGTAGATCCGCCGTACTTCTCGGGTCCGGAAAAAAGAAAATATTACGGAAGAAAAGTTAGCCCGATAGGAGTGCAAAGGGTATATGAAACAAGTGAAAATTGGGATGTACCTCAAAGGGAGTATTTTGAAGAATTGTTCAGGATCAGTAAGCAGCAAATAATTTTTGGATGCAATTATTTTGATTATAAATTCAGTTCAGGAAGGATAGTTTGGGATAAATGCAACGGCAAAAGTAGTTTTTCAGATTGTGAAATTGCGTATACGTCTTTTCATGACAGCACAAGGCTATTCAGATACATGTGGAATGGCATGATGCAAGGGAAAAGCATAGAAGAAGGATGGATACAGCAAGGAAATAAAAAACTTAATGAGAAGCGAATACATCCGACACAGAAACCTGTAAATCTTTACAGATGGATAGCTAAAAAATATTTAAAGCCGGGGCAGTTAGTCCTTGATACGCATGTGGGTAGTGCTTCCAGTTTGATAGCGTTTGAAGAGTACGGATTACAATATGTCGGATATGAGATAGATAAGAAATATTACGATATGGCCAGGCTGAGAGTTGAAGAGCAAAGAGGGGTAAGATAATGGAAGATAAGAGAAAAGAAGAGCTGAAAGAAAAAGCTGATGCGGTAAGTGCTTGCTTGGAAGAAATAAATATTTGTGAAGAAGAAATTGCAAGGATATCAGAGATATTTAAATTCATAGAGCGATATTGGTATTGCGACATATGGGTAAAAGCAGTTGACGATAAAGATAAAAGCAAAGTTAAAGAATTTAAAATTCCTTTGACCGCGCGAAATAGATTAAAAGTGATTGATATAATTAAAGACAGACTTAAGGAAGAGGTAGAAGAGGATGGAGATGAAATTTTAAAGCGATATGAAGAAATGGACGAGCTTTTAAAGTGAGGTAGAGCATGAGAAAAATAGTTGTATACATAAATGACAAAATAATCGAGGGCTTTTCTGTAGATGATGATGTTAAAGACGAGGACATCACAGACGAATCGCTTCAAGAAGTGCTTAGTCACTTAGATTGGCACTGGGAAGAGGTGGACAAGTGGCCAGAGGAGTTAGGAGGTGGCTGTGATTAAAGACCAGGCAAGGCAGATATTACGCCATTACGGCATCATACATCAAAAATCTAAGACTATCGAAGAGCTTGCAGAGCTTATAGTAGCTCTGCAAAAAGATATACTTGAAGGCAAAGAACAGCACTCAAGTGCGGTACTTGAAGAGATAGCAGATGTTCATATTATGCTGACTCAGTTGCTTGACGACGAAAGCGATAAGACTGCCGTATCGCTTATAGTCGACAAGAAGCTGAAAAGGCAGATGAGGAGGATAAAGGCGGAAAAAGACAGCAGTAGAACATGTAAAAACTGCGAGTGGTACAAAGAACATTTTGTGCACGCGGGAGTATGCGTTTGCTCAAGAAGTGATCAGTGCGGTGATTTTGTAGATGACAAGATGATATGCCCTGAGTGGGAAAGAGGCGAGTGATGGCAATACAAAAAGATATAGTGATAAATCGCAAAGAATATCAGAATGTTAAAAAGATGGACCACAATCAAATGAATTTGTATTTGCAGGAGATATACAAGAGTGGCTACGCTGAAGGAGTAAAGTCCGTACCTGGGATAGATATAACGGAAATTAAAAAGGTTCTTTTAAGTGTAAAAGGCTTAGGAGAGAAGAGGGTGGAAGCTATATTGATGGCACTCGAAAGGAGTTTGAAATGTTAATACCGAGCGTAGATATAAAAGAGTTCGAAAGATTCGGATTTAAGCCGTGCCGTGGAATTCCAAGGGACTTGCAATGCTATTACTTGTGTGTTGCAAGAGGATGCGAGTTTATTTTCGTCAGTCCAAAATGCTTCGCGATTGACGACTGGCGAAAAGATGATTCAAGGATACACAAAAGACCAAATTGCAAGTTCAGGGACAATCGTACAGCTATAGATATTTTGTACGATTTGATAAAAGCAGATATGCTGAAAAAGAGAGGTGAAGAATGACGGCTAAAGAGTATCTAAGACAGCTGAAAACCTTAGATAACATGTTAAAGGCTAAATTTCTAGAACAAGAGCGATTGGATGCATTGACAACAAAGGTGAATGCTGGACTTGGTGAAAGAGTGCAAGGTGGCGGAAGTGGTGGTATAGAAAATGCTGTAATAAAAATGTTGGAGCTAAAGGAACAAATAAATCTAGACATCATTAAGCTGATGGAGTTAAAGGCTGAAGCAAGAGAATTGATTGACAAGTTACCGAATGACAAGCACAAGATAATATTGTCAATGTATTATGTATCAGATATGACATTTGAAATGATATCGGATGAAACGCATTACTCGGTTGGGGCGGTGCATAAATCCTATAGGAATGCCCTGAAAAAATTTGAGGAATTATATCACTCTCAAAAAGAGTGAAAAAAATGAATAAAAATGAAAATGAATCTATGATATCATGTATATGTGAAAAGTTTAAGCAAGTATACTTTTTCATAAGATCCTCCTTTTGGGTATGAGAGCGGGTGGGCATTTTACCGCTCTCAAGTTAAAAGGGAAATCGTTGTAATGAACCTCTAAGCTATTTTTTCGTTTGAGACAGTCAAGATTGGCTGTCTTTTTTGTTTACAGAAAGGAGCTGATGATATATGAAGTTGACATTAAAACAGCAACGCTTTGCTGATGAATATATCATCAGTGGAAATGCGACAGACGCAGCCATAAAAGCAGGGTATAGCAAGAAGACGGCAAATGTTATAGGCGTTGAAAACCTAATAAAACCTAATATCAAATCCTATATTGATGAAAAACTTAAAGAGTTATCAGACAAAAAGATTGCAGACCAGCAGGAAGTCCTTGCGTACCTTACCTCAGTACTGAGAGGCGAAACGCAGTCAGAGATTGTAGTCGTTGAGGGGCAAGGCGAAGGAGTCAGTAGGGCGAAACCTATTCAGAAAGCCCCTGACGAAAGGGAACGCTTAAAGGCTGCGGAGCTCTTAGGAAAGAGGATGGGGCTGTTTAAAGAAAGAGTTGAGCTAAGCACAGATGAGCCTAGCAAGAAGCTGTCCGACATACTGGATCAGCTGGGAGGTGAGGGTCTTGAAGAGTAGCTTCCCGCTTTCTGATAAGTATATCGACTTCATAAATTCAACCAAGAATGTTAATGCTGACTTCTTGGAAGGTACAACGGCATCAGGTAAAACTACAGTAGGTGCCGGGGTAAAGTTTATGAAGATGGTAAGTGCTAGCAAAAAGAAACTGCACATCATAGCAGCTAAGACTACCGGAGTTGCTGAGAAGAACATAATACAACAGGATAACGGGATATTAGACATACACAATACAGCTGTTTACTGTGGTAACGGAGATAAGGATAACAAGATACCGCATATAAAGTTTGAGGGTAAAATAATATATGTTCTGGGGTACGATAACAGAGACAAGTGGGAGCTTGTCCTTGGATCACAGTTTGGATGTGTGTACATTGATGAGATTAACACGGCTAATATTGAGTTTGTCAGAGAGATATCAACAAGAAATGATTATCTGATGGCAACGCTGAATCCAGATAACCCAGACTTGCCTGTATATAAAGAATTTGTAAATAGGTCAAGGCCTTATAAGAAGTATGAGCAGGACGTACCTAAAGAAATATTGGAAGAGTTAAAAGAAAAGCCGGTACAAGGATGGAAGTACTGGTTTTTTTCGTTCAGAGATAACTTAAGCTTAACAGAAGAGCAGATTGCTAAAAAGATAGAGTCTGCTCCTGCAGGAACAAAGCTTTACAAGAACAAAATTCAAGGTTTGCGAGGTAAAGCTACGGGCTTGATATTCCCGAACTTTGACAGAAAGAAGCATGTTATAAGTATTGCAGAGGCGAAGAAGTACGAGTTTAGGAAGTTTAGTGCAGCGCTAGATACAGCCTACTCCAGCAAGAGCCCTGATACAATCGCTATGGTATTCCAAGGTATTACAAAGTGCCGTAAGGTTATAACTCTTACTGAAAAAGTTTACAACAATGCTAATCTTGATACACCTTTGGCACCGTCTGATACGGTTAAAAAATTTATTGATTTTCTTGATGAGAATAAAGATAAATGGGGCTTGGTAAGAGATGTATTTATAGACAGTGCAGACCAAGCGACCATAACAGAGCTTAATAAGTACAAGAGGCTGAACGGCTCAATATATAAATTCAACAATGCCTATAAGGCTATGAAGATTATAGACCGTATAAATCTAATGCTTGGATGGATACAGCAAGGCGCATACTTAGTGTGTGATAGCTGTACAGAGCATCTTAAAGAGATTGATACATACAGCTGGAAAGAGGATAAGGATGAACCGGAAGATGCAAACGACCATACCATAAATGCAAGCCAGTATTCGTGGATACCATATAAGCATCTTATAGGCTTTGAAGAGAAAGAGAGATCGGATGAGGATAATGGAGACTATTAAAAAGAGTATAAGAAGTTGGCTAGAGATACAGCCGGCAGACCCTTACACAATAAAAATAATAGACAGTATAGACTTTGAAACCAATGCTATCCGTAACAAGATATGGTACAGGGGCGATAGTAACGAACTTGAACAGCTGTATAGCCAATTACTTGAGCATGCTGACAAATATAAATTCTGGGCATCAAAAAGTACTCCTGGTCAGGAGATAAGAAAAGTGCACACAGGTTTGCCGGGGCTTATTGTTAAAGTACTTACGGATGTAGTTCTTAATGATCTAGACGATTTTGATTTCGAGTCCGACAAAAATAAAAGCTTATGGCAGGATTTCGATAAAGAAGAGTTGTTCTCAGAGCAATTAAACACCGCCCTTAGAGAAATACTGTATATGGGTGATGGTGCTTGGAAGATAGTCCTTGATACGGATTTCAGTCCTTATCCTATGTGTGAATGGGTGTCGGGTTTATACGTAGACTGTAAGTATCAATATGGCAGAGCAAAAGAGGTGGTTTTTAAGAGTACCTACAAAGAGAACCTTAAAACCTATACTTTACATGAGATATACGGTTATGGATATATAAACCATAAACTGTATTTAAACGATAAAGAAGTGCCGCTTAACAGTATTGAAGCTACAAAGAGCATGGCTGATTTAGTTTTTGATAAGACGGTTATTTTGGCAGTTCCGGCAAAGATATATTCGAGTAAGAAGTATCCAAATAGAGGTGGTTCAATCTTTGATGACGGCAAGCTTGACAATTTTGATGCTCTTGATGAAGCGTGGAGTCAGTGGATGGATGCGCTCAGGGCAGGAAGGGCGAAGACATATATACCTGAAGGACTGCTGCCAAGAGATCCAAATACTGGGGCACTCGTAAAACCCAACGCATTTGATAACCGATACATAGCCACTGAGGCGAACATGTCAGAAAAGTCAGATAACAGAATAACTACTGAACAGCCGGCAATACCGCATGATAGTTATTTAGCTTCGTATGTAACCGCCTTAGACCTTTGTTTACAGGGCATTATAAGCCCGAGCACCTTAGGTATTGATGTCAAGAAACTTGATAATGCGGAGGCACAAAGAGAAAAAGAAAAGGCTACCCTTTACACAAGAGGCTCAATAGTAAAAGCCTTACAAAAGGTTTTGCCAAGAGTTATACAGGCTCATTTTGATGCATATAACATACTGAACAAGGCTACACTGGAAGAAGTAAAAGTTGATGTGAACTTTGGAGAGTATGCAAATCCGTCTTTTGAAAGTCAGGTTGAGACAGTGGCAAAGGCTAAGACCGGTGGAATCATGAGCATAGAGGCATCTGTAGATGAGCTTTATGGTGATAGCAAGGATGACGAATGGAAAAAAGAGGAAGTAGCAAGGCTTAAAGCAGAGCAGGGAATCGTTGAAATGGAAGAGCCTGCACTTAACTTAGAGGGGGTATTGATAGATGATAGTATCGATAATGAATCACCAATACAAAATGTCGAAAGAACAGTACAAGGGGATGTTAAAGCTGGCATCTGAACAAGTGCCTAGCGGTATTTATGCGATAGAGAAGAACGGATATGCCGAACTAAGGAGAGACAGGACCGAAAGTAAGACAAAGCATAAAGAACTTGTAAGGCAGTTCAAGCAATCAGGATTTAAGGTATACAGTAATGAGCCGTCAAGATAATTCTTTAGGTTTTGTAGAACCTGAGTATGATATAGGCAAAGCGTTCGACAAGATAGAGAATGAACTTATAGCTTCTATGATCAGGAACATGGATAGGCACAGAGCTGAAGAGTTAAAAGAGGGCTACGACTGGGAAATGTGGCAGGCCTTACAGCTTAAGCAGTTAGAGAAGTATAAAAAGTTAAACGCTGCAAGATTCAAGGGCAGGTTTAAAGATATTAACAGCCGGATAGAAGATCTGATTAGAGAGTCCAATAAAAAAGGCTATCTTTCAGAAGAGATAAAGATACTTGAGGCTATAAAGCAAGGGTTCTTTGCTAATAGATCGGAGGAAGCTTTAGCAGGTGCATTCTTTAGACTTAATGAGAGGAAGCTTAACGCCCTTGTAAGAGCAACAGTAAAGGATATGAGTACTGCGGAAACTGCGATACTTAGAATGGCTAATGACAGATACAGAAGAGCTATATTTGATGCTCAAGTCTACGCTAATACCGGAGCAGGCACTTATGAGAAGGCTGTGGATATGGCCACAAAGGATATGCTTGCAGCAGGCCTTAAATGCGTTGAATACTCAAATGGAGCAAGGCACACATTAGCTAACTACGCTAGAATGGCCATAAGGACTGCAAATAAGAGGGCATATTTGCAGGGCGAGGGTACAAAGAGGCGAGAGTGGGGACTAAGTACAGTTATAGTAAATAAAAGAGGTGGAGCTTGTCCGCTATGTTTACCTTTTGTGGGGAAGGTTATGATAGATGATGTATGGAGCGGAGGCAAGGCTACAGATGGGCCTTATATGCTACTTAGCTCCGCCATAGCTGATGGATTTTACCATCCCAACTGTAAAGATAGCCACAGTACATATTTCCCTATGCTTGAAAAACAATTACCTGCTGTAAAGGCGACAGAATATCCTGAAAGGTCAGAAGCTACTGCTGTTAATGACGCGGAAATCTCAAACAGTGGACGTTTATCTCAATTATTCCCGTTAATAGCTCCTACAGTTTTCTCAAAAAATGAGATAAAAAGCATAGAAAGTAATTACAGGAAAGAACAGTTGACTAACTATGCAAACAGACAAATAGAAAAGTATTCAAGGTTGGAAGAATATTCTTTAGATGGAGAGAATATTCAAAACTATTCAAATAAAAAAGATGAATGGACTAATAGATTTTTTAGACGAGCACATTTCAAAACTGGGGAACTGGATACAAGCCAACGCAACGAATTTGAAAGGATTAAAGAATCATTTAACGCCTTACCCGAAGAGAGAGTTGTTAATATACTACGTAAAGAGTCAGAGGATTGGATTAAGTCGCTATCAAAAGAGGAAATAACCGCCATCAGAAAATATACATATAACTCAGGAGATAAAAAACCCAACAGGTTTTTTGAGAGAATAAATGCAATGCTGAGAGGAGAAATGAAAGAAGATAAAAGGTTAAAGTACTATGCAGACAAGCTATCCAGTGGTATAAATAAGAACAAATTAAATCATAAGGTAATAGCATATAGGGGTTGTAGTGTGGATTTTTCATATGGTGCAAAGATAGGAGGAAATTTTGTTTCAAATCAATTCATAAGCAGTTCTGTTATAAAAAGTCATGCTTTAGGAGGTGATTTCCAGTACACCATATTCGTAAGAGAAGGAGCAAGAGCATCGTATATAGAAAAACTTAGCCATTTCCCAAAGCAAAGAGAGCTTTTACTTGACAGAGATACAATTTTTAGAGTATTGTATAGGCAGGGAAAAGATGTGTATTTAGAGGTGATATAAATGAAAAGAAGAAAAGAAGCTACAAAAAAGGAATACGAAGAATACAGGAAAGCATTGATCGAAGAAAAAATCGGCATCAGAATGTTAACGCCTGAAGAAGTTGAAAAACTAAAAAAAGAAGGTCGTCTTAAAGCACTTTATAAAGTATAAGGTGCTTTTTTAATGCAAAGAAAGAGGTGATTGATTATAAAAGTAAAGGTAATAAGCGACTTTTATGACTCTACAGCAGATAATATTCTAAGAAGAACCGGAGACATAATAGAAGTCACGGAGGAAAGATTTAATGCCTTAAAGGGCTATGTAGAAAAAATAGAAACTAAGCAAACCAAGGACGCATAAGCGTTCTTTTTTATTGCCCAAACACGATAAGGCTCTAAAAGATGCGTGGCAGGCGACACCTATGACAATGGATTGATGTAGTGGGACACACTAAAAATGGATTTAAAGGAGCAATAAACAATGAATGAGAATCAGACAGTGGATGTTCAGGAGCAGAACAATCAAAACCAAGCAAGTACACAGCAGGGCAGTACTGCACCAACTATCGATTATGACAAGATACAGCAGATGCTTAACGGTACCTTAGCTGCTAAAGAAGATACAGCGTTAAAGGCTTACTTTAAACAGCAGGGGCTGAGCCAAGAAGAACTTGAGCAGGCTGTAGCTACATTCAAACAGCAAAAGGCAGCTAATCAACCGGATGTAACGGCACTTAAGTCAGAACTTGATACTTATAAGCAGCAGGCATTAAAAGCTGAAATAGAAAAAACAGCCTTATTTGAGGTATTGGGTTTAGGCGTTGACGCTAAGACCGCGCCTTATGTAATTAAGATGGCTGACTTATCAAGTGTGTTAGGTCAGGACGGTAAAATAAATCAGGAAACGGTTAAATCAGCCATATCAAAGGTGCTTGAAGATGTTCCGGGACTGAAACCGTCAGCGACTCAAACAAGTGGCTTTGTGCAGGTTGGCACAGGTGCCACAAGAGACAATCAAACATCACAGGCAAGTAATGATGCACTGAGAGCAGCATTCGGCCTTAAGTAAGAAAGGAATTAATTATGGCAGTTTACAATTACGCAGAAACATTTACAAACCTCTTGCAGGAAGTATACAAAAAGGAGCTTTGCTCAGATGCATTGGCAAAGAGTAATCCCGGAGTTGTGTTTATTAACGCACAGACCATTAAGCTTCCAAGATTGACAACATCAGGATATAAAGATCATACAAGAACACCCGGATTTAATGCAGGTACGCTTCAGAATGATTGGGAAGCTAAGAAGCTTGCCCATGACAGAGATATTGAGTTCTTTGTAGATCCAATGGATATTGATGAGACTAATCTCACATTATCAGTAGCAAACATTCAGAGCACATTTGAATCAGAGCAGGCAATACCTGAGAAGGATAGCTACAGATTTTCAAAGCTTCATGCTGAGCTTACGACTTACCACGGAAGAATTGACACAACAGTTATCACTGCTGCAAACTTCCTTGCAGCATTTGATGAGGAAATGTCAAGAATGGATGAGGCGTCTGTTCCTGAAGAGGGCAGAATCCTTTATGTAACTCCTGCTATGGCTAAGATCATTAAGGAAGCAGAGGGATTACAGAGAGTAATGTCTGTAACTGCTCCAAACAACGTAAACAGAAACGTACACACATTGGATGACGTTGAGATTAAGAAGGTACCATCTTCAAGAATGAAGACAAAGTATGACTTTACTGACGGATGTAAGCCGGGAGCAGGCGCGAAGCAGATCAACTTTATCCTTGTTCATCCATCTTGCGTAGTTGCAAGGGACAAGTACAGCTATATCAAGCTCTTTACTCCGGGCACTGACTCAAGAACCGCAGACGGATACATTTACCAGAACAGAAACTACGGCGATTTATTCTTGCTTGAGAAGAGAGTAGCCGGATGTGCAATGAACGTGCAGGCATAGGAGGTATAGATGAAAGCGGTAAGAGAGAATAAAGAATATACAATCACCGAAGAGTTAAAGCAGTATTATAAGGATTCAGGCTTTGACATCTATGATGATGAGGGAAACGTAATTGAGTACGGAAGAGGAAAAACTGTAAGTATGGAAGAGCACTTAAAAGCTCTTGATCGTATTGCTGAACTGGAAGAGCAGGTAAAAGCATTTGAAAAGAATGACAGTAAACCTGAAAAGGAAGGTAAGAAGTAGTTATGGCTTATACAGGGTATGTTGATGAACAATTTTATAGAGATGTATATAAGGGTATCAGCATACCCTCTGATGAGTTAGGCCGTATGCTGATACAGGCTTCAAGACATATAGATTCACTTACATTTAACCGTATAGTGGCTAAAGGATTTGATAATTTGACAGTATTTCAGCAGGATATCATAAAAGAAGTTGCCTGCAGACAGGCAGACTTTGAGTATGAGAATGCCGATATCATAGATACGGTCTTGCAAGGGTACAGCATAAACGGAGTATCAATGCAGTTTAACGGTAACAGTTGGAATGTGTATGCTGATAAAGGCGTGGCTATTAAAAAAGACCTGTACAGCTTGTTAAGTCAAACAGGTTTAACAAGCAGATTGGTGGGAGCGTGAGATATCCGGTATTAGTCGATAAGCGTTTTTGCAAAACGGATATAAAAGTTACTTTAGAGAGGGAAGGGCTTAACAAGTATGGTGAGCCACTTCCCTCTGTTACTTTAAATCTTAAATGTAATTATCAGGATAATGCAAAGACTGTATTAACGGCAGAAAAGAAGCTGATACAGTTGTCGGGTAGTGCCCTGTTCGTTGGAGATATTTGCCCTGAGCTTTCGGTACTTTCAGGCGGAAGTGTGGAAGTATTAGGGGTTAAAAGACGAATATTCCAAGGATTTAAAGCTAGGAATCCTGATGGGACTGTTAACTATACAAGATTGGACTTGGTATAAATGGGAGTTATTGTAAGAATCAATCAGCACAGAATAAACGAGCTGAGTGAAACGGCGGTAAAAGCCTTAGAAATGACAGTGGAAGCGGTCCATACAGATATAGGACAAGCTGAAACAGTCCCAATGCGTACAGGAGCGCTATCAGGTGAACAATTCTTTGTTGACTATGAGGATTCAAGAAGAGGATTGGTGAGTTTGGTAAACAGCACTCCATACGCAAGAAGGCTATACTACCATCCTGAATACAAATTCAGAAAAGAGTTTCATGCGAACGCAGGCGCTCTTTGGTTTGTGCCGTACCTTACCGGAGCTAAGAAGAGCTTTGCGAGGCAGGTATTTGCGAGGCTATATAGAGCTTTAGGAGGTACATAATGATTTATTTGTCGGATGTTAGGGATTTTATAGCTTCTTTGAATTTTGTTGATGATGAGCATGTGTACAGTGGCAAGCTTGAAGATAAAAAAGATAAATCAGTAGGAGTTTATAGCAGAAAGACAACTACTCCGGATAACATACCTCTAGGTGGTCTGATACAAAAGAGCTTTGATTTTAAGCAGATATCTATACTTGTCCACTGGAATAAAAGTCAAAGAGACACTGAAAAGGCAGCGGTAGAACTATTTAGGCTCTTGCAAAAACAAAAGGATTTTGCTATTGGGCAAAAAAGAGGCAAGTTTATACTTATGGGCATGAGCGAGCCACAAAGCGTAGATACAGATGATAACGGCATCTATGAATATGTCATATGGTGCGATATTTACTATGAAAGAGAGGAATAAACAATGGCAGCACAAACAGGAGTATTTCCGGTTTATGAAAACCAGTTTAAGATAGGCGCAGATAAGGCAACATCTACAACTATAGCAGACATGGAGACATTTTCAGTGTCTTTTAGTAACGGTGTTGAGACTTGGACACCTATGGAGCATAAGGGATGGCAAAGAGCCTTAATGACTGCAAAGGCTGTAACAATCACTATAAACGGCAAGAGAAACAAGGGTGATGCAGGTAATGACTTTATCGCTAAAAAGGCATTTACAAACGGCAGAGACTCAGAAGGATACTTCTGCTGGACGTTCCCTGATGGTACTACAGTTGAGTGGGATATGGCAGTGTTTGATGTAAAGAACATGGGAGCAGGAGACTCAACAAATGTTGCTCCACTTGAGTTTGATGTGATCAGTAACGGCAAGCCTAAGGTAACACCGTCAGTATAGGAGGAAGTAAATGAGTAAAGTGATAGATATTACAGATAAGCTAAGTTTTGAGGGTAATCCTAAGCTTGTTGTAAAAGGCGTTGAGTTGGAAGTCAATTCTGATGCTCCAACAGTACTTCTTTTCATGCAACTCATGGGCAGAATGGACGAAGCTAAAGACGATATGGATGCCAATACACTGCTTAAAGCTTATGATCTTTTATTCTCAGAGGAGACAAGAGAAAAGATAAAAGAGCTGGGGGTAGATTTCAAGGATTTGATGGTCATTGTGCAATCTGCAGTTGGTCTTATAAATGGCGGAAACAACGAGGGGGAAAATTAGACCCCTATTATGATTTATTTGAGGACTACGATTTAATCGTGTCCTCTTTTTTATCGCAATACGGGGTCAGATTAATGAACCGAGATTTTAAAGAAATGCAGTGGGATGAGTTCAAGGCGCTTTTAGCAGGAATATCTCCGGATACTGCTCTTGGCAGAATTGTATCAATAAGAGCAGAAGACGATAAGAATATCCTTGATAACTTCACTCCTGAACAGCACAAGATCAGAAATGAGTGGAGAAAGAGAAGGGCACAAAATAAGACTGATGAAGAGAGAAACGCTTTCCTTGACGGTTTGAAGGAAGCATTTATTAAGATGGCAGGAGGTGACTAATGGCAGGAGCTAGCGCTGGATCAATACAGCTTGATTTGGAACTAAATCGAAGAGGTTTCGACCAACAGCTTAATAGCTTAAGTAATGTAGCAAAAAAAGCTGGAATGGCCTTGTTTGCCGCATTCTCTGTGAAGAAGTTAGTTGATTTTGGCAAATCTTGTATTGAGCTTGGATCAAATCTTGCAGAGGTGCAAAACGTTGTAGATGTTACATTTACACACATGTCTGACAGGGTAGATAAGTTTGCTAAAGATGCAGCGGTCAACTTTGGTCTATCAGAGACAATGGCGAAGCAGTACATGGGTACCATAGGAGCCATGTCTAAGTCATTAGGTTTTTCAGAAAAGGCTGCATATGAGATGAGCGAAGGAATCGCTTCACTTGCAGGAGATGTTGCATCTTTTTACAACATATCTCAGGATAGCGCTTTTGACAAATTGCAATCCATCTTTACCGGAACAATAATTCCTCTTCGTGAGTTCGGTATAAATATGTCTCAGGCAGCGCTACAGGAATATGCGCTAAGAAACGGAATTACAAAATCAATAGATGCCATGTCAGAGCAGGAAAGGGTAATGCTCAGATATAGATTCGTAATGGACGGGTTAAAGGATACGCAAGGTGACTTTTCTAGAACATCTGGCGGATGGGCTAACCAAGTTAGAGTATTAAAGCTTCAATTTGATTCTCTTAAGGCTACAATCGGACAAGGACTTATTAATGTATTCCTTCCTGTTATTAAGATGATAAATGGTCTTATAGGCAAGCTAATGTCTTTAGCCAACGCATTTAGGGCGTTTACAGAGATGATATCGGGCAAAAAAGCGTCCGCAGGCGCAAGTGTTGCCAAGGCTGCAAGTGATATCAACGATATGGCAGGTGCTGCAGGTGGGGCGGAAGATGCCTTGGGTGGTACTGGTAACGCACTTAAGGGTGCAGGAGACAAAGCTAAAAAGGCTGCGAAAGATATAGCCAATGCTACTGCAGGCATAGATGAGCTGAATATAATCAGTAAGCCTGAAGGAGCTTCCGGGGGATCAGGATCCGGAGGCGGAGCAGGTGGTGGCGGAGGCTACAACGCTGATGATTTCGACATGGGAAAACTTGCTGAAGGTGAGGGAGAAGTTGACGGATTATCCGGTAAAATCAAAGGCTTGATAGATTATGCAAAAGAACTCTTTGGACTGTTTAGAGAGGGGTTTAAAGTGGGACTTGGGGACACCTCGGTATTTGACTCTATAAAAAAATCAATAGAGTCTATAGGAGACAGTGTTAAAGATATATTCTTATCTCCTGAGGTACTAAGTGCAGCAGATAAGTTTGCTAAGGCATCAGCATATTCTTTAGGTCAGATGGCAGGCGCTTCTGTAAGCATAGGGCTTACTGTGGCTGATAATATTCTGGGTGGAGTATCAAAATACCTGGAGCAAAATAAAAAAAGAATAAAAAGCTATTTTGTCAATATGTTTAACATAGGTACAGAAGTAGCTAAGATAAGAGGGAATTTTGCTACCGCAGTGGCAGATATATTTACAGTATTCCGTGGGGATAATGCTAAACAGCTTACAGCAAACCTTATAGGTATTTTTGCAAGTACCTTTATGGGTCTGACCGAGATTGTAGCAAAGTTTGGAAGAGATCTTACTAACCTCATGACCGCTCCGGTTATCGAAAATGCAGAAGCTATAAAAGATACACTTGAGAGCCTTGTTCTGGCTGTATCAAATATTTACGGTACAGGAAAAGGCATTGTAGACTATTTCATGGAGTCATTAAATAAGACCTATGATACACACGTAAAGCCTTTTGTGGATTCGGTAGCTGAAGGATTTACAAAAATAGTAGGCGTACTATTAAAGGCATACAACGACAATATAAGGCCTATTATGGACCTGATAGGGGCAAAGTTTGGGGAGTTTTCAGAAAAGCATCTAAAACCATTAATAGACAGATTTATGGAGTTTGCAGGAAGAATTATAGATGTAATGGCAAAGCTTTGGAATTCAATTCTTGCTCCATTCATTGCATGGTTTATTGAGAATTTCGGACCGCCTATAAAAGCGGGATTGGAAGGGATAATAAATATATTCTTTACGCTACTTGGCCATGTAACGGATGTGATAAACGGAATGATTACAGCTTATACAGGATTAATTGACTTCATAGTTGGTGTTTTTACCGGAAACTGGACGCTGGCTTGGGAAGGCATAAAGACTATTTTTTACGGCATATGGGAAATGATGAAAGGTAGACTTTTAGCACTTCTTGACTTAATGTCGGGCATGATAATAGCAAATCTTAACAACATATTGGCCAGATGGACTCTTGCATGGAACGCTGTAAGAGATCTCGCTGTAAATGTATGGAATTACATTAAGGATTATATAACAAACACCTTTAACGCAGTAAGAAACCTCATAGGAAGTGTATTAGAAGCTATAAAATCAGCTTGGAATAGTGCATGGGATGTTGTAAAGAATAAGACTAATGAAGCATGGAATAATATAAAAAATTCCATCACTACCACTTTTAATACGATAAAAACCGGAATAGACAACACCCTAAACAGTATAAAAACTGCTTGGACAAATGTGTGGACAAGCGTTAAGACCACAACGGAGAGTATTTGGAACGGTATTTGGTCAGTGATAAAGGGTGCTATAAACAAGATTATTGGCGGAGTTGAAAATATGGTTAACTCAGTTGTTCGTGCAATAAATACGATAATTGAAGGCATTAACAATGTAGCTGATAAAGTCCCGGGAATAAAGGGTGATACCATACCAAAGCTAAGAGAAGTGAGGCTTCCTAAACTAGCGCAAGGTGGCTTTGTAAAGGCTAACACGCCACAGCTTGCTATAATCGGAGACAATAAAACTCAAGGCGAGATTGTAGCTCCTGAGGGCAAATTGCAAGAAATGGCGGATAAAGCTGCAAGGTCAAATAGCGGTAGTGGATCAGCAGAACAGCTGGATAAAATGATAGATCTAATGTCTACCTTAGTATCTTTGGTAGGAGGAATGGATCTGACGCTAAACCTTGATGTTCGTGAGTTTACACAAAGGCAGGATGAACTAAAGAACCGTTTAGGGTACAGAATGACTTAGAGGTGGAATATGAGTTTTTTGATTATAAACAACACGGAAGTGCCTGCTCCGGATGTCGGAGCTACTCTTACGGTGGCAACAAATGTAGATGCAGGAAAGAATGCAAATGGAACTTTTGTAGGTCAGAAAGTAGGAAGAGACCAATACAAGATTGATTCTTTGCAATGGTCTTTTCTTACTGCTACAGAGTGGAGCACTATACTTAGGCTATTTGACGATTTTCGTGTAGTGGCAAGATTTCCTGATATGGTAAATAACAGATTTACAACCTTGATATTATATCCGGGTAATCGTACTGCTATCCCTGTCGAGTGGGATGATGACGGACTTCCGACAATGTATAAATCCTGCAAAGTAAATCTAATAGATTGTGGAGAATTGTGATGCAAAACTGTAGTAACGCTTATAAACAACAAATAAAAAAGCACTATAGGAATCTTGCGCACATGGCAGTTTCTATAGGTGTAATAAACCAAGAAGCTCAAGAAGATGCCACAGTTAATAAAAGAGAAGAATACACATACTTCTCAGACTTAGAGAAGTTGCTTTCAAATTTCGAAGTAAAGAATCCATATGCAACATTGGAAGAATCATTTACTAAAGTAGATGGTTCTTTTTTCTTTTTGCCAAGGAACGAAAGCAGGCATAATTTAGCAAATCAAGGGGTAGTATCTGACGGAGTTATACGCTTCGATTTTACAAAGCCTTTCGATATAAAAGGACTAACAATAGAGTTTGCTCATGTGCATCCTTTGAATTTTACAGTAACAACGAACAATAAGTCAGTGACTTTTGAGAATGCCGGAACATTCTTTAAGACAGATGAAATATTTAACGGTACAACTTTTATAGAAATTAAAGCAAACAAAATGCTTTATGAACACACAAGGTTCAGAATTTATAGAATGATTATGGGATTTGGAGTGTACTTTGATAATCGTAAGATTATAGGATCTACAAAGAAAGAGCACATCAGCCCTATTATGGAAGATTTACAGACTCTGGACTTCTCTATGGATGTTGAAAATAGGGACCGTGCATATGATGTTGAGAATGAGAAAAGTACTATCAACTTCTTAGAGGTTGGACAGGATGTATCTATAAGGTACGGATATGAACTTGATGATGGCACAGTGGAGTGGTTTCAGGGTGGAAAACTCAAATTATCTAGGTGGAGCTCAAATGATATAAAGCTATCAATAAGTGCAAAGGATAGATTTGACTCTCTTGATGGAACTTACCAAAAAGGAATATACAAAGAAGAGGGCGCAAGTCTTTATGATTTGGCAACAGATGTATTCCTTGATGGTGGTGTAGATGTAAGAGATTTTGAAATAGACCCATATTTAAGGAGTATATTGATACAGAATCCAATTCCTGCTGTAAAGCATAAAGAGGCATTACAGCTTATAGCAAATGCAGGAAGGTGTATCTTGTATCAGAATAGATACGGAAAAATAATATTAAGAAGTGATTTCATGCCTGAAATGTCGGCAATGTCAGAGGATAAGACAAGATTTTCAAACTTGGAAAAACTACTACACTCTGACGAAAAAAGCCACTATGCAAATCTGACACAAGGTTATACAAGGACGGACGGTAAGGCCTACTTCTTGCCAAAAGGCAGCGACTACTTAAATACTGGATATGTCAGTGAGTCTGTATCTAACGTTGATGGAAGTTTTGCCAATATACCTAAAATAACAATTCAGATGGAGCATGGATTTACAGTATACGGCCTTAGAATGCTTTTTCATGAATACGCTCCGGAGAAGATGTCTCTAGCCTTTTATTATCAGGGTGATTTGCTTGATACTATGGAAATTGATAATGCCGCTTTAGATTTCAAGACACTGCAACAACTACCCTACATGGATAAATTAGTAGTCTCATTTATTAAGCAAAGCCCTAATACAAGAGTAGTTCTTGATAGCATAATATTTGGGGATCTGACGGACTATCGCTTTACATATGGGGATGAGCTAAAAGAATACCCGGTAGGAACTATAAGGGAAAAAACTCAAAGAATAAGCGTAGTAACCAGAAAATACAATAAAAGCAATGAAGCTGAAAAAGAGCTTGTACATGAGAAAGTCAATCAGACTGAGCAAGAAAAAGAATATGAGTTTTATATGAACTCTCCCAGCTATGGTTATAGAGCAAGTGCAACAGGCCATAATGTGGAGATTATAAAAAGCTCATGCTATATGGTCAGAGTGAATGTACGAGGTGCAGGCCTCGTGGATCTAAGCATAACAGGGTATGAATATCTTATATCAAATGGCTCAATTGCTATAGAAGTCAATCCATCAGGAAGAACTTTAAACTGGGAAAATCCTTTGATATCTACTGACGAACATGCTATCAAGGTGGGGGAATGGATGAAACCCTTCCTTGCGTCAAATAGAGACTATTCATTAACTGATAGAGGAGAGGTAAGGCTCGACGGAGCTGATCTGGCTTACTTAGATAGCAAACATGAAAAAGATATGCTCATAAAGCTTACAGACTACACTATGAACTTTAACGGTGCCTTTTCAGGAAGTGCAAAAGGAAGGAGGGTATAAATGTGGACAAAACCTAAAATAGACTGGGATATAAGCTCACGCTTTGATATGAAGGATTATAACAGAATAAAGAACAACTTAGATTATTTAAAAGAATTGTTCCTTACTTTGCAACCGGCTGTACCTTGGCAAAACATGGGAACGGATAAAGGCTATACAGACTATCCGTATGCTGATGACATAAACAGATTTGAAGATAATTTGGACACTCTGAATAAAAGCTTTATAAACTTAGAAATCGGAGATAAAAAGACCTTTTACGAGAATCAACCCTTCATAGATTTTAATGAGCTAAATAGGATAGAAAAGGGTATTCAAGTATTGTACGAACATCTGTATGGTAGCTCGCAAAGTAGGCCAATGTTGCAATTTACTTTAAACGGAGGAATATTTTAATGGCGCTAAAAACTAATTATAAAGATGCTGTGTTTTCGGGAGAGAGGAAATACCAGGAAATTTTTAATCCTGACGGCACAAAATCCTTTACGGATAGAACAACATATACAACTCAAGGCGATCGCTTCGGAGCAAACGACATCAACGCAACTAACTCTGCTGTAAACGCTCTGGCCAATTCAAGAGTAGTAGAAATCAAGGCCGCCAACTGGGCACCTACAGGTATATGTAATCAAAGAATAAATGTACCCGGAATGAAATCTACCGACACGCCTGTAGTAAGTCATTACTTGGCAGGAAATGTTACAGACGCAAATCTTATAAAAAGAGCTTGGAAAGCATACAGCTGTGTGGATATGATAGAAACATTTGACGGATATATGGTACTTAATTGTTATAGGAAAAGGCCTGTAGATACCTTTTCAATACTCGTAAAGGGGGTGGGAGTAAATGGCTAAAGCACTACTTATGTCAGGCGGAGTTGGGGGAGTGTCCTCTGATGATGTTACAGCGAAAAGGTGGCACGTGGTACAGGGATATACAGCACTTACGAATGATAGCGGTGACGAGCCTGCAAATGGGGAGTTAGCCAATAAGGGCAACGGCGGAGCATCCAATGGTGTAATTTGTCCTGAGATGTTTTATTACACGCTTGAGGGTGCATATACTGCAAGATTTGACGCGGGCGCTTATTACAATGCGGGCGAAAGAGGACAATGGAAGCCATATGTATCAGTGCCGGTATGGATGGTTAAGCAGGCGACAAATTATCATCCGGAAAAGACCTTATCAGACACAGTAACCTGCCAAGAGCGAGGTACTGTCAAAATGGTCAACACGCAAGACAATGGCTACGCAGTAAATCAGGCGAAGGTTTTAGCTATAGACGGTGGTAGAGGAAAGCTTGTTATGATAATGGGTCATGGTAATGCATATTATCATCGCCCTGATGGCAACCCACATGTCGAAGCAAATGCCTCAGAGCTTGGAGATGTAACCGCAGATAAGGTCATGCGAGGTTTTACGGCTACAAGCAAACATGGAATTAAATTCGCAGGAACAATGCCTGACCTGCAGTCTGGCCGAACGGTTTTTAATGGAGCCACTTTCGATAATGAACTTGTGTCGGGAGTGGCGTCAAAGAGCTTTTATTTTAATAAAGAACTTTATAGCTATCAAATAGCTAACGGTTACGGCTATGCAGGCGTATACGGCGGAGGAATGAATTTAGCCTTAAGGACCAGTTCGCCAGAACTGAGAGGTAGAAAGATAGGTTGTGTATTGTCACAATCAAATAACCTAACCCCGTTCAAGCGTATAGTGGTGGACTATAGAACTACAGGTAACATATCTGGAAATCCTACTATAAATTTTTATGCTTTTATAGCGCCTGCTAGAGCATTAATACGGTCGGGTTTTGAATTTAACGGCGCAAGAGTTGACGGTTTTTCGCAGATATCCACTCAAGTTATGGCTTCAGCAAGACAAGGGCAGTTAGTCATTGATACAAGCAACATAAACGAACAGGCATTTTTAGGATTTTATGCCTCTGCAAATGCGAGTGGAGCAGAGAATTTCAACGGAGCTGTTCAAATAACTAAAATAGAATTTTTTAATTAGGAGGTAGTCCAGTATGAAATATACAGTCGTATATAAGAATAACGGAGACGTGCTGGCGGTGATACCTGAGCAGTCAGATATCAATAATATCAAGATAGCTACTTTTGATATACCGGATGGACATATCATAGACAACGTAGATACAAGCAAGAAAGAGCATACGGCCGTGTCACACTCTACAGGGATGGTAAGTGCAGAAGAGTTGGAGAAGCAGGCAAAGGCCATTGATATGCTTGAAAAAACAGTAATGGAGCTTACAAGCCTTGTGATGAGTGATGAAGCTGTGAAGGATGATGGTGAACAATAATGCAATGGCTATATACGAAGCTATACATTTTGTTAGGATATTTAATTTGTTTTGTTTTTGATGAAAGGAGAAACAAAGATATGAAGTTTAAAAATTTAGCATTGTTTTATGTGAATCTTATACTTGAAGGCAAGTGTACTTATGCTGAGGTACCACGAAAGCTAAAGCCATACGTTAAGCAGGTGGCTATTGATTTAGGAGTATGGGAGATAGTAGAGGGTGGCACAGAGGACTCAACTGCTACTCCGTCAAATGCGACACATGAGGAGTAAGTGCAGTGTTTTGATAACATAAAGAGGGCTTAGGCTCTCTTTTAATGCAAAGAAAGGAGCATTAGTAATGCATTTTGATATTTTTAAACCTGTTTTTGATATTATGAGAGACAATACATTATTTAAGTTAGTTATAATAATGATTGTGATGGATGTGGTATTCGGAAGCCTAAGAGCTGCGAAGGAAAGAGACTTTAATTCCAGTGTAGGTATCGACGGGGGTATTCGAAAAATCGGCATGCTTTTATCCTTGGTATGCCTGGTATTTGTAGACATATTATGCCCGGTGAATCTAATAGGATTTTTGCCGGATACACTAAGAGATTATATGCATATACAGGATATTTCTGTGATGGAGTTTTTTGCATTACTTTACATAGTGTATGAGATACTTTCGGTACTTAAGAATATGACATTATCGGGGCTGCCTGTGCGCAGAGTATGGATTACGGTAAAGGGATTCTTAAAGAAAAACACAGGCGAATTTATAGAGATTGAGGACAAAGAATAAAGAAAAATAAATATCATAGAACGTGTGTTCTATAAAAGAGGTTGAATATTTTCTAACCTTATGGTATATTCATATCAAAGGAGGTAATAGTTTATGAATATACCATTGTGTGTTG